TTCCTTCTATATAATAGAGGGTTTTCATCGAGCAGCTTCCTCAACAGCATTCGTTGAGAAAATATAAACACGTTCGTTCTTAAATTGAAGGGGGCATTCTATCCCCTTATCTGCTCGATAAAGGAATTAAAACACCGACATATTTATGCACTGAGAGGAGAAGTCGCCTCCGATGGCATACATGAAATCGAATTGGGAATCAAAAGACAAGAGATTCCGAATCACAAAAAAATATTATTCGCACCGTGCGCTTCCGGGCTGTCCGGAAATCCGAGAGCAAAGAGCGAAAAAGCAAAATGTGACGAAGGAAACACAGATCGAAGTGAATCGGCGTCTGCGTGCAGAAAGTCTATCCCGCCTCCTCATGGATAACTACGAGGCGGGGGATTGGTATTTCACGTGCACCTGCCGTGATCTCATGGATGCGGAATTACTCCGAAAGGAATTTGACAAATTCAAGCGTCGTGTCCGTGCAATCTACAAAAAGGCAGGAGTCGAGGCAAAATATATCGCCGTGCTCGAAAACCTGACGGGCGGCGGACGCCCGCATGGACATATTCTCCTGCCGGCACTTGGGAAAGCGGAACTCGAAAAAATAAAAAAAGCATGGCCGCACGGGAGTGTAGAAGTCAAACTCTATGGCGGACACCTGCGGGATGCGGAACGTCTTGCCGACTATTTCACGAAAGAAAAAATCGCGGCGCATTCGGGGCGTTTGCAGACCAGCCGCAACCTCATCCGCACGGAGCCGAAAAAAACGAAGGTCACCCGCGCCGAAGCCTATAAGCCGGAGATCGATCCGCCGAAGGGATATCGGCTCATCAAAGACCTCTCGTACAGCACATACACCGCAGAGGGGTATCCACTCTCCATTGCGTATTTTGAAAAAATCGAACAAAAGAGGAATACAAGAGGAACGCCACCGCAGCGTGGAAGAAAGGGGGCGGGTGAATGACGGCAAAAGAATATCTCTGGCGCGTGCGTGATGCGGCACGGGAACTGAAACGACTCGAGCAGGAATACGAACAGGCACGCAATGACATTCTGAATCTCAAGGCAATATCGTATGATACGGATAAGATCACAGGTGGAAAACACTGTGATCTTTCGGATGCAATCGCAAAACTCGAGGGATATGCGCAGCGCATCTCTGCAAAGTGGGATGAGCTCATCAAAATGCGTGAAGAGGCAGGGCGACGTATTGAAACGCTCAAAGATCGGCGGTTTCAGCAAGTCCTCAAGCGGAGGTATTTGCAGGAACAGCCGTGGGAGCAGATCGCCTATATTCTCGGCTACGATTACAGGTATGTCCTAAAACTTCACGGCAAAGCCCTTCAAAATTTTGATATGGAACTGAAAAAAGACACAGAAAGACACATACGACCTGTGCTATAGTATAAGCTGAAAAAGATAAGGACACAGCGATGAGCGGTGCCCTTTTTTGCGTGTGAAAAATCAACGGAATCGACTGACGAAAATTTTACACATGGAACGATAGGAAAATGTCCTGCACAAAAATCAGCCATATAGACAGACAGCTCTAAGGAAAGGAGGTCGCACAAAATGGCAAAGCAATTTTACAGTTTCATCAACTCCAAGCAAAAAAATAAATTCTTAAATACTTATATCCAAGAGGGCACAGTAGGCACAGCTGCTGAAAAGTGTGGCATTACACGTCAGACGCACTACAACTGGCTGAAGGACGATCTGGCATACAAGAAAGCTTTTGAACGGGCAAAAGAGATGGCGGGCGACCTCCTTGAGGAGGAGGCGCACCGCCGTGCGGTTGAGGGCGATGAAATCGGTGTCTACTACAAAGGCATGAAGGTCGATTCGTACCGCAAAAAGAGTGACGCCCTCCTCATTCTACTCCTCAAGGGAGCGAAGCCGGATGTCTATGCAGAGCGACAGGAGACAAAGATCAGCGGAGAAATCACTGTGAACCAAGCGCGGGCACTCAAGGACGCAAGGGAGCGAATCAAAAATGCAGCAAGCAATACAGCAGGAGATGATTGACTTTCTCGCAGAGCTCTCCTATGACCCCGTGGCATTCGTGCATGGCGCATTCCCGTGGGGAGAGGATAAGCTCGAAGGTCAGCAGCCGCAGGACTGGCAGCTTGACCTTCTCGCAGATATCCGCGACAGACTCAAGACGCCGGGCAAAGTCATCCGTGAGGCAATCGCATCCGGGCACGGCATCGGAAAGTCTGCGCTCGTCTCGTGGATCATCCTCTGGGCGATATCTACGCACGAGGATACGCGCGGGATTATCACTGCAAACACAGACACGCAGCTCAAGAGCAAGACGTGGGCGGAGCTTTCCAAGTGGTATGAGTGCTTTATCGCAAAGGACATGTTCACCTACACGGCGACGGCCATATTCTCCAATGAGTCGGGGCATGAAAAGACATGGCGGATTGACGCGATCCCGTGGAACGAACATCACAGCGAATCCTTCGCTGGTCTGCACAATCAGGGCAATCGCATTCTCCTAGTCTTTGACGAAGCCTCTGCGATTGCAAATATCATCTGGGAAGTTGCCGAAGGTGCGATGACCGATGCAGACACAGAGATCATATGGTGCGCATTCGGCAACCCAACGCGTACCAGCGGACGCTTTTACGATTGCTTCCACCGTGACCGTGCACTCTGGAAAACGCGACAAATTGACAGTCGCGACGTTGCCATCAGCAACAAGGAGCTCATTGCCGAGTGGGCGGCGACGCGCGGGGAGGACAGCGATTTCTTCAAGGTGCGCGTACGGGGCGAATTCCCATCAGCCTCAGAAATGCAGTTTATCTCAGGGACACTCATTGAGGCAGCGACAAAGCGTGTCATCCACAAACACGAATTTGACTTTGCGCCCGCCATCATCGGTGTGGATCCTGCGTGGACGGGAGAGGACACCCTTGAGATATTCCTCCGGCAAGGATCCATGTGCAAACATCTTGCCACCTACCAAAAGAACGATGATGACGTACACATGGCGGAGATCATCGCATACCTCGAAGATCAGTACCGTGCCGTTGCAGTCAACATCGATCAGGGCTATGGTACTGGCATCTATTCCGTTGGGCGCAATATGGGGCGCAGCTGGAATCTCGTATCCTTTGCGGCAAAACCACGGGATGAATACTATGCCAACAAGCGCGCGGAGATGTGGGGTGAAATGAAAGAGTGGATCAAGACCATTGGAGCACTGCCGGATGACACGCAGCTGCGCGATGATCTCGCGGGTCCCGAAGCATTCATGAACCGCAGTGGAAAACTCCAACTCGAGAGCAAAGAGGACATGAAAAAGCGCGGGCTCGCCTCGCCCAACAAAGCGGACGCGCTCGCCCTCACCTTTGCATTCCCAATCCGTGTGGAAAGCGGATGGCGGGATACCATGTGTAACACCGACTATGACCCATTTTGAAACAGCAATGCGCAAAATCAAAAAGCAATGTGAAAAAACTTCACGTTGCTTTTTGATTGCCATGAAAGGAGGTGATCCTATGTGTACAGGAGGAAGCGGTGGCGGTGCATCCTATACGCCGCCGCCGAAGGTAGACCCGGCACCGACAGCCGTGCAGTCCTCGGATATTGGCTCCGGTGACAGCGCAGCAAAGGCACAGAAACGCCGTCATGGGCGTGCATCGACGATGCTCAGCAGTGACCGTGACACCATTCTCGGGACACTCACGGGCAATGGTGGACGCACAACTCTCGGATAAGGAGAAGCTATGCAGGAACAAAATATGCAGGCGGCTCGCCTACCCCCGCTCATTCGTGCGAGTGATCTGGCCGCGCGTATTGAGCTCAATCGAAAACCAATCGAGCAGATCGTTCGACAGCTCATTGAGAAGCGTCATACCTACGAGAAGCGATGGAAAGAGATCCGCGATTATCAGCTTTCGTATGTCGGTGCATTTGACGGCGTGGATGATGAAACGAATGGCGGCAACCGCAAAGATACAAACGTCTGGCATAACTGCGCATGGGACAGCAATCAGATCTTTGCGGCGGGCGTTATGGGCGGCCTCACACCGCCTTCGCGCAAGTGGTTCCGGCTCGACTTTGCGAATACCGAGCTCAAGGACAATTCTGACCTTGGCAAAATCCTTGACGAGCGCATTGACATCCTCGCGGACGTGCTCGAAAAGAGCAATTTCTACACGGCTGTCCATAGCTGTTACCTCGAACTCGCTTTTGGGCAAGCACCGCTCGGTATCTTTCCAGATTATCAGTATGGCGTCCATTTCGTCCCGTATCCCATTGGCAGCTACGCCATGGAAAACGGACCCGATGGAACGGTTCAGACGTTTTGCCGCCGCTACAAGATGAGTGCTGCACAGCTCGTGGATAAATTCGGCATGGAGAACGTACCGGAGAACATCCGCAACGAGGTCACGAACGGACCCGGCATCAAGGCGGATCATACGGTCATATGGTATGTCGGTGCCAATCGGCACCATGACCCACAAAAGATTGGCAGTTTTCACCTGCCCTATATTTCCGTGTACTACCTCGAAGGCAGTGCGGAGGATGAATATCTTCATGTGGGCGGCTTCCATGAGTGGCCGGTACCCGTGGCGCGGTATCTCATCACAGGCAATGAGAGTTACGGCAAAGGCCCCGGGTGGTTTGCAGAGGGCGATGCGAAAATCCTGCATCTCCTTGAAAAGGATAAGCTGACCATGGTTGAGCTGAGCGTGAAACCGCCTGTTGTAGCAGATGATTCGCTCGGTATCAAGGGGATTAACCTTGTACCGGGCGGCAAGACATTCGTGCAGCAAAAAGATGCGATAACGCCGCTCTTCCAGGTACAGGGCAACCTCGACCATCTGCGTGAGGTGGTAACTGACGTAACGACGCGTATCAAACGCGCTTATAGTGCCGATCTTTTCATGATGCTCGATCAGCAGGAAAAGAGCATGACCGCGCGGGAAGTGCTTGAGCGCACGCAAGAGAAAATGAACATCCTCGGTCCCGTGGTGCAGCGGATGCAGTTTGAATTCCTCGGGCGCATCATCGAACGCGTGTATAACATCCTTGACCGAGCGCACATGTTCCCGGAGCCGGAGGATGAAGAGATGGCAGAGATTCTGCGCGATCAGGAACTCAAGATAGAGTACATCAGCCCACTGGCGCAGGCGCAGAAGATGAGCGGCCTTGTCAACATTGAACAGGGCGTTGCCTTCCTTGCGCAGATTGCGCAGTTCAATCAGGACATCCTCGACAAGATGAACTGGAATGAGACCATCAACCGCTACTTTGACATGCTCGGTGCTCCTGCGGCAATCAAACGCACGGATGACGAGTATGAGGCAATTCAGCAGCAAAAGCAGGAGATGGCACAGAAGCAGCAACAGATGCAGGAGGCGGCGGCAATGGCACAGATGGCGGCACCTGCGGCACA